CCACTAGCGTCTGTGTCAAAAAACCCAGTGCTGGTAGGTAAATTAAGACCTTCACCTTGATTCGCCCCGCTGAATACAGCATTAAGTATTCTGTTTACTATTTCCATCTGCAAGAAGATAGCAATTATTTGGCTAACCATGCTTTTTGCAAAATCTTTAAATGAGCCAAGAGCGTTTTTACCCTCCATTAGCGCGTTTACAAAATTAGTAGTGAAAGCGTTAGCCGCATTTGTTACTGCTTGCTGTAGCTGTGTGCCTAAAGTTTTAGAAGTATCCTCTGCCGTTTTACCGATATCTTTTAAATTTTCTGTAAGTGTTGCCATTACAGTTGCAATCTCTTCTGGGCTTCTTTCTCCAAACAAGAACTTTAAAGCAACCGCATCTTTAGAATCTATCACTGATTGCAGATCCGCTATGGTAGATTGAAGCTCTTGAAAGGGAGTGACTGTTGATTCTACTGCGGATTTAATACTTCCAAACTTTTCTTCAAGCGATGATTCCTCTGCGGCAGTCCCTGCTTCAGTAATTTTGTTTTTCATTTCTGTTAATTGAGCATTTAAAGTATCTAATACTTCTTGAGGAGCCAGCCCTGCAAATGCTTCTTTTATTTTTTCTACATCACCACCTTCAAAGATAGCTTGCATTTCTGCAATTTCATCTTTTAACTTTTTAACTGGTAAAATAGTACCTTCAGCAAGTGAGCTTAATGCTTCTCTCCTTGCTTTTGCCGCATCCGTTATTGCTTTTAATCTAGCGTTTTCTGTAGTTTCTGCTTCCGCTTCATCTTTGTTTCTTGCTTGTTTTTGTTGCAACCGACTTTCTTTAATTAATTCTCCCTCTAGCTTTAGGATTAACAGCGCTCTGTCATCCATGCTTTTTTGGATTCTCCTTATTATCTTTTCCCTGTCAGTCTGTGATGCATCGTTACCAGCACCAATACCAAGAAATCCAACAGATTTTCTATTATTAGATGCATCCATAAGAGCCTGATCGTCTGCTTGCTCATCAAATAATACATCTCCTTCTTCTCTGGTTGTTTTTGCATCTAGTTGAGCTTGACTTTTTCCAGTAGAAAATCTTTTTAAGAAATTATCTAAATCTGTTGCAAAACCTCCAAGCGCACTTGTTGCTGATTTAAGTACGCCACCGACACCGAAATCAGTAAATATCGTATCAGCAAGCCCAGAAAAAGCATCATTCATGTTAGATATTTTTTGCGTTAAGGTTTCCATCTTGGAAGCTACTGCACCACCAAATCTTTCACTTAAACCCTCGTTAAGAGCCGCCATTATTTTGGCCGCGCCCTCTGCGGTTACACCCATCTCTGTAAGTTCTAAACGTGTAGCCCCTAGCTTTTGCTTTAATATTTCAAATACAGGAATACCACGATCAGAGATTTGATTAAGCTCTTCTAAACCTAATCCACCGCCAGCCGATCTTTGAGTTATTCTTACAAGGGCTTGAAACGCCCCAAGGGAGTCAATAGTTACAGATGCCGCATCAGCAAAAGTTTTAAACATCTTTTCAGATGGCTCTATACCTGCTGATCTAAGTTGAATAAATGCTTTCGTTAAGTCTCTTATCTGAAAGGGGCTTTCTTTAGCAAATTGTTTAACCCGCCTAAATGCGGATTCACCTTGCTTAATAGAACCAAATACAGTGTTTAATGATAGCTTTAGGTTTTCAAACTCCATTCCTACCCTTGCGATAGGAACTATAACAGCACCGATTGCCGCTAGAGCGACCGCGGCTATTTTCGCTGGACCTTTAATTGCTTTAACA